GGTTCCAGACGTAGCACTTACAGCGTTATACACTTTAAGTACTTTAGTTGAGGTATCAAACCACAACTGTCCCGTAGTTGGTTTCAGTGGTGCAATATTACTTGCAAATGATTCCAATAACTTAATGAAATTTTCATTTACTTTCTCACCATATCGCAAAAACCCCATACCTATCAAATGCAATGATGTATTACATTTAGTAGGATCGGTTCCATTCAGTTCCGGACCATCAAAACTACCGGGCTGTATTTGAAACGATTGTTTACCTGGAAGAGATGGGTTCGTGTAATCTATTGTATAAACAGTACCAGCCATAATGGCTCCCTTATGTTACGTTACGCATTATTTATGGTATTTATAGTTCCATCTCTTTAACCAATTTGTCCATTAACTTTTTATCAGCTTCTCTGCTTTGAAACTTTTGTTTCCAATAATCAAACCGAACCAAACGTGATAATGTTTGTTGTTCTTCAGCACTCATCAATTCATATCGGGTCATAAATTTACGGCTGCGCATAATAATCCATGGAGATAATTTTCGTTCTCTAATCATCTGTATGATATCATTAGCGTTCATCACTTCAAATACCTCTTCAAAGTTACAACCAACGTTATCAGCAACCTTTTCTATCGTTTTTATGGTTCGTGATGCTTGCCGTCTGGGTGACAGAGTTCTGTCTAAATATTCCAGAAAGTATGCATACATCTCATCTGATGTCCAATACACTGGTAATATGTTTTTTTCATTCATCATTCTGATGAATAATTCAGGTTCATCAATATTGAGTCTTTTGACAAAAGCCGCAAAATTCATAAATGCTTTATAGTACTTTGAATCCATGAAAGTATCTACACTCGGTGCTGTTTTTTTCTTTGTGGTAAACCACAGCTGGTACAGAGTGTACGCTGTTTGGCCTATCAACGTCTTGATATCATCCCGACGTTGCATCTTCTCACAATGATGCTTCAAATATCGGGATTCTAATACGAACGTCTTGCCACAATATTCACATTCGTACGGCTTTTCTTTCATCGTTGTTTCAGCTCCAATACAATTTTTGATATTTCGTCTTTTTGAATACCTTGATGTTCAGCTATACATAACACATCATCATCCGACAAGAGATGAAAAACTTGTGATGCTTGCGATTTGCTGTATCCATAATACGAACATATTACATCAATACAGTGTGTAAAGTTAGAACCTTTTGATGTAGGCTTAATCCACTTGTAACGCTGCTTTTTTACAGAACATACAGTCATTAACTTATACAACAAGTCCTTGTCGTGGGATAGTGAAAACACATAGGGGTTCACCAACTCATTAACTAAATGAACTTGTAACGGTGATGAAGTACCAGAGAGCCATCTCATTACAACCAATGGTTGGAATCCTTTACGTTCTTCATCTGAAACCTTGTTTAAAAACTCAATGTTTTTTTCATTAATGTGTCCCAACGTTTCAAAAACATCAAGTTTAAATTTCTTCTGTTCCATTGGATTCTATAGTTAATTCAGATGTTGTATTTTCCAAAGAAGTGATATCAATCACATTACATTCGATTGGTTTTATTCGTTTTTCACAAAACTTACATGTTATAGTACCATCAGATTCATTGTACACTAACATGTCGTATGGATGTACACACTCATCAACCATTGTTTCTCGTAATAGAGCTACTTCATCGTATATTGGTTCCATTTTAGCTCTCAATTCCATTATTTTGTCTTCGAGGGGACGCAATTGAGCTACAAGTTTTTGCATATTAGTCCGTTTGCGTTCCCATGATGTCTTTTCACTACGGGTGGCGTGGTTTGATACTGATTCAAATAAATGACGCAATTTTGTTTGATCAGTAGTTTCATTTTCTGGTTTTTTCATTCTAGCCATATCGTAAATCTCCTTAGATTTGTCCTAGTTGTATCACACATGCCGCAAAATTGATTTCAGGATCCGCTGCTAACGCATGTTTATATAGGTATTCAGCAATCACGACAATCCCTGATTCCCACTTCTCATGATTTTTAAACTTTGGTGCCTTGTTGAGATTATCATATAAGAATCGGTATACATATTCCCATTCTTCCCCCGATACATTAAGACATACCAGTTCACGAACTTTAGTCCACGCATCCAATTGGATCAAGTCTAGTAGTTCAAATTTATAATCACCTGACTCACCTTGTGTTGTTAGTGGTTGGAGTTTACCATCAACTGTGTGTTGTTGTACCAAATTAACAATCTTACGTATGTCTGGATATCCGACAGATACATATTTGTCAAGAAGATCAATGGTGAATCTAACCTTTTCATGAGCAAGAATGGTCGCAATGTATTCAAGCACGCTATCTCGATCAGACGCTTTAAACCTAAAGTGTTGACAACGAGATCTGACGGCTGGAATTATCTTATTTTCATAGTTACATGTGAGAATAAACCTAGCGACATCAGCATATTCTTCCATGATAACTCGAAGTACTGCCTGACCATTTGGTGTTATATAGTCACATTCTTCAAGTAGTACAACTTTGAATTCACCCATGGCATAAGTATTAACAAAATTCTTTACTTTGTCTCTAATGACATCAACACTATTTTCATCCGATGAATTAATTATCAATGTGTCCGTATCATCTATACCACACTCTGAAATGAGAATCTTTGCAATTGATGTTTTACCTGTCCCTTGCACACCCGATAATAAGAGATGGGGAATGGATTTCGTTTCAACCATTGCAGTAAATGCTTGTTTTTGTTTTTCGTCGTGGAAGATATACTCGTCAAGTGTTCGAGGTCTGTATCGTTCCATCCAAAGAGGTTCTAATTGTGACATGTAATACTCCTAATATATAATTACATTATACAGTAGGATGAAAAAACGGTCAATTATAAATCAGGTTGCAACCGTAAGTTTGAAACTGCTTTATTACGGCGGGCTAATTGTAGCACATGCGCATCTGGTTCATTGCTAGATGGTGGTAAATTGTTAACAGCGTGTTTAACCTCCTCATCTACAAGAAGTCTAATTTCATCAGGAGTAAGTGTTGGCTGCGATGGTATAGGGGTACTAACATCCGGTACAACTTCATCAGCTGGAACCAAGGCTAACTTTTTCTCATCTTCTCTAATACGTAAAGCTACGTTCACACCAAGTGTTAATGCTACCGCTAATGGATCAAATACTATAATTATCATCAATATAATGTATTTTGTAGCATCATCAACCTCAGACCCAAATACTTTTGCTATGTAAACTATAGGTCCAACATGTGCTTGAGTGGTAATCATTTGAGTGTTTAGTTTTTGAACCTCTGCTGTAATTACTGGGATTCGTTCATTTATTGTTTTCAATTCTGATGAGAATGTTTTCATTAGTCTCTGTCGACCAGAAACCATATTTGCTGGTAGTGATGCAATTTGTTGGTCAATCTCATTTTTGCGTTTAATTAATTCTGTGCGCTCTTGATTCAATAGTGCAATATGAGATTCGATCTGTTTGAGTGGTATCGAATCAGTTTGATATCCAAGGGATAACATCCCGAATATACCAATAGACGTGATCACCATTAACATCAGTACTGCAGATATTAAATACGTTTTAAGTAACCATCCAATCTTAGTCCAATATCGATACAGGAAAGAGGCGGCAACAAGTTTACCGGCCTCCAACGATGCACCCATAATTAAAACTGACGTCGTCATCCCTTGAAATAATTGGGCTAGACCATACACACTAAAAAACGCAGCGGTCCCGGCAATAGATAACGTCGTTAAAAATAAAATGGCAATGAAAAACATATTTTAATCAACGTCCTTGATGGCCATTATTTCTTTTTCGATAGTTATCCAGTATTTATTACCCTCGAATTCAAAACCTTCAGTCCATCTAAGAGCTTCAATCAGAACAACCATTCCTGGTTCGACATCAATCACCTTAGGACCGATAGCAACAACTTTAGCCCAACGAGGAGCGCCGGCACTATCTTCATATGATCTGTATATAATACCGGTTTCTGTTTTGTTTTCAAAACCGCGAGAATTTGCTTTATCAACAAAAGTAAACATTACTGAATCATTCAAAGGTTTAAGGTTCATACGATTATTCTCCAACGGCTGGTTCTTGTGGTTTATTTACGATTTTTGCAATAGTTCGTTTTGCGCGTTTGTCAATAAAATTTTCACTACGCTTAACTTCAACCACTGGTTGATCCTTTTTTGCTGTTCCGGCTGCAATTTGAGATTGTATTGCTAATATATCAAAATCTACAATTTCACCCTTTGCACTTCTAGCTCGTTTACTCATATAAATCTCCTTTGGTTATATATTTATACATTTAAATACCCTATTATATTACACATTTATTCACGTAAAAAATCTTCTATGGGAAGATCGTATTCTACACTATCCACATCATGAACGCCTAATAGATATAACACATAAGACGAAACAGAACTACCTCTACCGACTCCCCAAACTATTCCACGTTTTTCAAAAGTATCAATTATGAATATCATTAATTTTAATACATCCGACAACGAATAAGCAAAGAACAAATCCAACTCATGAACCGTACGATTGATTCGTTTTAATTTTTCGTCCTTTGTCATTCCGTCAATTTCTTGCTCTAATATATCAAAAACGAAACCTTCTACGTCTATGGATTTATACGCAGCCGGGTATGACCACTCCAGTGATAATGTATCTACATGGTGTTTTACATTAAAATGTTGATCCTTGTTAACCATCTTATTATATTGTAATACATCTTCGGTTACATGAGTTGGATGTAACAGACTCGGGGATATCCCACGGGAAATTGCATCAAATAACCGCTCAGGTGGTAATGACAGGTGGCCATCATACCACAACACACGGTCTTGTAAAGTAGTATTATGCAAAGTTTGTAACGTAATTACCGCCAGACGTATCGATATCTGGAGTCTTGGGTGTCATGAAGTGTTGTGGTACTGGTGGTGGAACAAAAGTCGTCATCCGATTGGACGGTGATGGAGTTGGTATTGGAAATGGCTGACCATCAAATGCTGATGCCTGTGCTGGTATTGGTGTTGTAGGTGCTCTATATTGAGGTCCGGTAGGTACATTATTCTGAATAGTTGTTACCTCAATTGAATCAATTTTTTCGCGGATCTTCTTCCACTGTGTTGCACTTGGTACCCAACCGTTTTCTTGCATATCTTCGACACCCTGAAGCCACGATTTGAAGTCTGTTAGAGAAATTCTACGTTGTGGTAGAACGGTGGCAGTAGTTTCTATATTATCCATTTAATATCCTTTATCCGATATGGAATTTCATTCTTCTGTTCTTATTATTAAGGGAATAACTTACGTGAACCCAACCAGAGCTTGGATCGCCCGGCTTGGCAAATTCTCGTATTAGTTGATCATACTCTGGAACGTTTTTATCAATCCAGTTAAACAATACGTCATTCGATATTCCAGGAATTTCGAAATCAACAGCTTCTCCTTTTGGATGACTCTTTAATGCAAAATAGCGTTTCCACGAAGCGTTACCTGGTTTGAATCCTTGTCGATCACACCATTGTCGATATGCAACTTTATTAATAAACCGTTCCAATTCTTCACCTCTATACCACGACGTGGGTGAAAAAGGGATACCAAAATGAGTACGTATTGGTTCAAGGACCTTATTGGCTAAAGCCTCAGCGGCTGTTAGCACTAACGGTGGTGGGGTATTATCGATTACCTGACGAATAGCTGTGTCAGACTTTCCGATTTCATACATCTTAAAATGTTTGGATATAGGTTTGTTTGGATCATATATTAACATTTGATTTTCCTAAAATAAATCACCAACAATGGTGTCTTTTAAATATTTATTAAACGTATCAATGGGGGAGATGTTAATCCAATATCCAGGGGCAATGGGGTGACACAACATTTGATGTTTGTTTAATGATGGACCTACGTGTTTATATTGAGCTTTATAATCAGTTGGAGTTACTTTAACCGGAAACGCTCTAGTATATTCCGGCCCGCTGCCTAACAGTGTATGAGTTTGTCCAGCTAAATCTGATACTTTAACAACATCAATTTGCATAGTTTCAGTGTCGTACACAACAACAAACCAGTTTGTAGGTAAATTAAACGTGAATCCTAATACATCCAAAGTGATTGCTGGTGAAATTGTTTCTTCCAACATTGTTATCGGAGCTAACGTAAAATCACGCATCTCCAAATCAAGAACCCACATATGGGATGACGGCAGAGGAGTGTAAATGCTGTCAATGATAACAGGGGATGACATTTCATTGTAAATTAGCATAGGTCGCCTTATTTTTATAATAAGGTCATTATATGGAATGATCCTATAAAGGTCAACTATAATTTACTTGAACTTTCTTGAATTTATATTGAGATTCTTTGTAAAACTTAACTCGTGAAGATAAATGGCGGCGGGCATGATCTAAATTTCCACATAAATCTATAATATCAACACTATCTTTATCTTTACCTTTACGCAACCCTCGGCCAATACTTTGTATTGTTCTTACGTAACTCTTTCCACCGTCAATGAAAATCAAATTGAATATTCTATCAATACTAAGCCCAACCCCAGCTATTTGAACTGTTGCAATCACTATAACGTTATCATTGTGTTCAAATGTATCATACGCAGTCTGGCGTACAGCTTGATCGTCTGACCCATGTAAAAATATAGAGCCTGGTATCATTTTTGATAATTTTTTACCAACAGGTACATTGTTTACTAAACACAATACGTTGCCTTGGTGAGCAGCACCCTTTTCAATTATGAAATCAGCAATCCATTGCCGGCGATATGCATCCTGGCGTTGAAACGTGATTTCGTTATCATATGTTATTTTTTTCGTTTCGTCTGGTGGTTGTTGATCCAATAAATCTTGTAACCGTTTTTGATCATTCAGCTGCAATACAGTAATATTTGGTGTTGCTAACCAACCAGCAGTTATTAATGTGTGTGCAGCAATTGTATATTTGACATCACCAATTGATAACAATATTGTGATGTTATCTGCTTTATTTTTAGGAAGAGTACCTGTTAATCCAAACCGATGAACGATATCTTTACCATATTCATTCAACAATTGCTTAATAACAGTTGCTTTTGCACCATGACACTCATCTACCACTACAACTTGAAACTGTTTGATAATTTTTGGATTATTTTGTAATGTTTGCCAAGTAGATACAATATGCGTGTGGTTTAGATTTTTAGATGTGCCACTATATTCGCCAACATCCAGCCCCAAAAATTCAAATGTGTTTTTTGTTTGTTGTACTAAGGAAATAGATGGGACAATCGTTAGCGTGTTAAGACCTTGTTTTCCATATAGGTCAATCAATGCTGCATTGATTACCGTTTTACCGGCTCCAGTGCCCGCAATAACAATGCCAGATCCAGGATCTGTTAATGC